GCAAAAGAAATGCTTGACAGCAGGTGGGCAAATCAGGTAAAATCACGTGCAGTGAAGTTAGCTAATGCAATGCATAATGGGGAATTTTAATGGCATATATAGAAACTAAAGAAGGCTCAAAACGAGGTTCCAAGATAGTTTATAGTGGAAGTAATCCAAATAAATCTCTGTGGGATAAAACTGGATACACAAAAATAAAACAGTCAGATGGTTTTTTTGATATGCTTGTTAAAAAAGGTGCAAAAGCGTATAAAAGTTTAATGGGAAACTAAATTAATGAAAAAATTTAAACCTTGTAAAAATTGTCCCACTCCAGCTAATTGCAAAGCTGTGAATAAGTGCCAAAACAAAAGTAAATAATATGTGGCCTTATAATGAAGAAGAGAGAAAATGGCTAGAGAACTAAATGAACGCCAACAGAAGTTTCTTGATGTCCTCTTTGAAGAGGCAGGCGGTGACGTAGTTGCCGCAAAGAAACTGGCTGGCTATTCTGAAAACACACCTACCACTGCAATTGTAAAAGGCTTAAAGGAAGAAATCCTTGAAGCTACACAAATGTATATGGCACGTAATGCGCCAAAAGCTGCTATGGCAATGACAGGGGCTTTGTATGATCCTACTGAACTTGGCATTCGTGATAAGATGGCTGCAGCTAAAGAACTGCTTGACCGTACTGGACTGATTAAAACAGAAAAGGTGCAGGTAGAAGCATCTGGTGGTGTTATGCTAATGCCAGCTAAAGCAATAGTTGAGGACGATGACTAGAAGTATAGGCAAATGGAAACTTCCACAGCCAACAGACATTAAAGAAGAAAACGAATGGGTGCAGATACCACGTATTGCAAGGACTGTCCCTTTTGGTTACAAACAAAATGATGAAGACCCCGACATTCTTGACCCAATACCAACAGAACTTGATTTGCTTGAAAAGGCAAGACAACACGTAAATCAGTATTCATATCGTGAAGTAGCTAATTGGTTAAGCGCAAATACTGGTAGATATATTTCACATGTAGGTTTAAGAAAACGGTTAAGTAATGAGCGACAGCGTAAGAACCAAGCTAGAAGCCTCCGCAAATGGGCAGAATATGCGCAAACGGCAATTGCCAAAGCGCAAGAGATCGAAGAAGCCAGAACAGGCGCAAAAGCCAACGGTTGAAGTAAAAGAAACTGTACCACATGAATTAGAGACAGTATCTATTGACGAAACTGCAAATGTTTTATTTAAACCAAATGCAGGTCCTCAAACAGATTTTCTAGCTGCTAGTGAACGTGAAGTTTTATATGGTGGTTCAGCAGGTGGTGGTAAGTCTTATGCCATGCTTGCTGACCCACTACGTTACATGGGGCATCCACAGTTTAGTGGATTGCTACTACGACACACAACGGAAGAACTGCGAGAGCTTATTTTTAAATCGCAGGAACTATATCCGAAAATCTGGCCGGGTATTAAATGGTCAGAAAGAAAGATGCAGTGGACTGCGCCATCTGGAGCGAGGTTGTGGATGTCATACCTCGACAGAGATGAAGATGTCCTGCGCTATCAGGGTCTGGCATTTAGCTGGATAGGCTTTGACGAATTGACACAATGGGCAAGCCCATATGCATGGAATTACATGCGATCTCGTCTACGGTCTACTGCACCAGATTTGCCTATCTTTATGAGGGCAACAACAAACCCCGGAGGACGGGGGCATCATTGGGTCAAGAAAATGTTTATTGATCCATCGCCATATAATAAAGCCTTTGAAGCAACAGATATAGAAACTGGAGAAGTCTTACGTTATCCAGCAGGACACCAAAAAGCTGGTAAGCCTCTTTTTAAAAGGAGATTTATTCCTGCACGTTTATCTGATAACCCATACCTGTCTCAAGCAGGTGACTATGAAGCAATGCTTCTTTCTTTGCCAGAACAGCAACGAAGACAGCTGTTAGAAGGCGATTGGGATATTAAAGAGGGTGCGGCTTTTACAGAGTTTAATCGTGATATTCACGTTATTGAGCCTTTCTCCATTCCTAGCAATTGGGTTAAGTTTCGTGCTTGCGATTATGGTTACGGGAGCTACTCTGGTGTTCTTTGGTTTGCTGTTGCTCCTTCTGAACAACTTATCGTATATCGTGAGCATTACGTTTCAAAAGTATTGGCAACGGATTTGGCAGAACAAGTGCTTGACTTGGAAGCCGGAGATGGCAACATTAAGTATGGTGTTCTTGACAGTTCTCTTTGGCATAAGCGTGGCGATACTGGCCCTAGTTTGGCTGAACAAATGATTAGCAGGGGATGCCGTTGGCGACCATCAGATAGAAGTAAGGGTAGTCGTGTAGCAGGTAAAAACGAAATACACCGCAGACTACAAATAGATGAATATACAGAGGAACCTAGAATTGTTTTCTTTAATACTTGCACAAACATCGTTGCCCAACTTCCCTCAATACCGTTGGACAAGAAAAACCCCGAAGACGTGGACACAAAGAGTGAAGACCACTTGTATGACGCTTTGCGGTATGGTATAATGTCTAGACCTCGCTTTAGTATTTTTGATTATGATCCAATGGGAAGACCAAGCGGTGGTATGCAGGTAGCAGACGCTACGTTTGGATATTAAGGAAATAACATGGCTGATGATGAAATTATGATTGAGGATGATGCGATTGCATTAGAAGATTCGGAAAATACCGCTATCGAAGATGCAGACGTAAGTAATATTATTCCATACATTCTTGAGCGATATAATCGTGCCGAAGACTATCGTTATCAAGATGAAGAGCGTTGGTTAAAAGCCTATCGTAATTATCGTGGTTTGTATGGTCCTGATGTACAATTTACAGAAACTGAAAAGTCTCGCGTCTTTATCAAAGTTACTAAAACAAAAACTCTTGCAGCATATGGTCAAATTGTAGATGTATTGTTTGCCAGCAATCGTTTTCCTTTATCCGTGGAGCCGACAGAATTACCAGAAGGTGTTGTAGAAGACGTACACTTTGACCCCAAAGAGCCAGAGCAATTGCGTGGCGAAACTATGCTTTCTAGTCCTTATGGTTACAAAGGCGATGGAAATGACTTTGAGCCGGGTGCAACCGCAAAAACATTGTCAGAAAAACTGGGGCCATTATCTGGTAAACTAGAAGGTGTACGAGATCAGTTAAAGGAAGGACCTGGAAAAACTCCTACTGCTATCGAATTTAGCCCAGCTATGGTTGCCGCTAAAAAAATGCAGAAAAAAATTCACGATCAGCTTGAAGAATCAGGTGCAAATAAACACCTTCGTAACGCAGCATTTGAAATGGCCTTGTTTGGCACTGGCGTTATGAAAGGTCCATTTGCAGTTGATAAAGAATATCCTAATTGGGACGACAACGGAGATTACGATCCTCTGTTTAAAACAGTACCTCAAGTAAACCATGTGTCTGTTTGGAACTTCTATCCAGACCCAGATGCTAACAACATGGATGAAGCACAGTTTGTAATTGAGCGTCATAAAATGTCTCGCTCACAATTACGTCAACTAAAAAAGCGTCCTTACTTCCGTGCCAATGTTATTGATGAAGCTATTAAGTATGGAGAAAACTACGTCAAAAAGTATTGGGAAGACGATTTGTCAGACTATGCACCAGAGCATGGGGTTGACCGTTTTGAAGTTCTTGAATATTGGGGTACAGTTGATACCGCAATGCTGGACGAACAAAATGTAGATATTCCAAAAGAGTTGCAAGGTTTTGATGAACTACAAGCAAATGTTTGGATTTGCAATAACAAACTTATCCGTATGGTTCTCAACCCATTTAAGCCTGCTAAAATTCCTTACATGGCTTCTCCATATGAACTCAATCCATACTCATTCTTTGGTGTAGGTATCGCTGAAAACATGGACGATACCCAGACATTGATGAATGGCTTTATGCGTATGGCAGTTGATAACGCTGTTTTGTCAGGCAACTTGATTGTTGAAGTAGATGAAACAAACCTAGTGCCGGGTCAAGACTTGTCACTGTATCCGGGCAAAGTATTCCGTAGACAGGGTGGCGCACCGGGTCAAGCTATATTCGGCACAAAGTATCCAAACGTATCATCAGAGAATATGATGTTGTTTGATAAAGCACGTCAACTTGCAGACGAAAGCACGGGTTTGCCATCGTTCTCTCATGGACAAACAGGTGTTAGTGGCGTAGGTCGTACCGCTAGTGGTATATCAATGCTAATGAACGCTGCAAGTGGTAGCGTAAAAACAGTTATTAAAAATGTAGACGATTATTTGCTTCGACCATTAGGTGAAGGCTTCTTTCGTTTTAATATGCAGTTTGATTTCGATCCTGCAATTAAAGGTGATTTAGAAGTTAAAGCAAGAGGCACAGAAAGTCTTATGGCAAATGAAGTGCGTAGTCAGCGTTTAATGCAGTTCTTGGGAATTGCAAGCAATCCTGCACTTGCACCTTTTGCTAAATTTCAATACGTTATTCGTGAGATTGCAAAGTCTCTTGACCTTGACCCCGACAAAGTAACCAACAACATGAGTGAAGCCGCACTGCAAGCAGAACTAATGAAGCAGTTCCAAGCACCTACACCAGAGCAACAAATGCCGATGGCAGGCGTAAATGCTATGGACCCAACAGGCGCAGGTGGCGGCAATATTGGAACAGGTCAAGCACCAGTTCCGGGTGAACAAGGATTTAGTGGAAATGGACAGGGAAATATTCAGCAAGCTGAAGCCGCTGGTCAGCAGCAACCGCCAATGGGACCACTTCAGTAGTTATCTGGATATTCTCATTGAGCAACAGCATAAAGTGCTGGAACAATCTGATAACATGGTATCAGTACACAAAGCACAAGGTGCTATTGAGGCATTGCGCAAGATTAGGCGTTTGCGTGAGGATGTAAATAAAGCTGAAGGATAATACTATGGGTATTATTACTACGGAACAAAAAGAACAACAGCAGAAAAAAGAAGACGAAAAACTTCGTGCTGATATTCGTAAAAGTTTGGATGTAGATACAGATTCTGCTGGTATTGTAGAATCGCTGTATAAACGTATTCCTACAAATGCTAGATTATTATTAGAAAATATTGCTGGTGTTGATACTCCTATTACTGCAGAAGATTTCACTAAAGATGAATTAGTTGAAATGGTTTTTTTGGCTGAAAAACAAAAAAGGTATAATGAAAAAAGAGAAGAAATGATACGTCTTGGTTTGCAGGACGAAGATATAACAAAAGAAAATTTTGATTATTTAAGTAAGCGAGCCAAAACATATGAGGATACTAGAGGTAAAACAAGCGTAAATCCATATAAAGAAATAAGAGTAGATAAAGGCTATTTAGATTCTTTCGTAGATTCTTTTAAAGACCCAAAATATAATGTGGCTACTACTCTAGGAAAATACACAGCACTAGATGAAAATGGTAAAATAAGTAGAATAAAAGATACTTATAACTTTAACAAAAAACAAAGAAATTTACCCACAGATTTTATTGGGGCAGTTAAAAGGATAATGATTAGTCCAGAATTAGCTGGTGAATATTTAGCAAATGCTTTAGGCACAGAAGATAGAGAAGTTGATATTAAGTTGCCTAGAAAAATGAAAGAGGGCGGTATGGCTAAACAAATGGAACTCTTTGAGCCTGTAACACGTGGCTTTGATGAGGGCGGTCTTATGCAAGAAGGCGGTCAAATAGACCCAGTATCAGGTAATGATGTACCTGTAGGCTCTACTAAAGAAGAAGTCCGTGATGATATTCCTGCACAATTAAGTGAAGGTGAATTTGTAATGCCTGCAGATGTCGTGCGATACCACGGCCTTGATAAAATGATGGCACTACGACAAGAAGCTAAAATGGGCCTTAAAAAAATGGAACAAATGGGTATGATGGGAAACTCTGATGAAGCAACACTTCCTGACGACATTCCTTTTGACATTAATGATATTGACATGGAAGATGATGTTCAAGAGTTTGCTGTCGGTGGTATGCCACAACCATATGGTGTGATACAAAGTGGCGCAACAGGTATTCAGAGCTATCAGCCGTCTATGTACCAAAATTTACCTACAACAGGTCCTAGTTTACCGCCTACTCCTCCACCAGCCCCGCCTGCACCACCACAAGCACCTACGCAGGCTTATACGCCTACTATGCAACCGCCTGCTACGTTGCCTACATTTGGTGAAATGGTAATTCCTACTTATGTAACTTATGTAAATGAGTTAGGTTATGAATTACAGATTCCAGTAGATCAAAATGGTAATCCATTAATTCCTGTTCCTGCTGGCTATAAAAAGAAACCAGCTGCAGAAGAGCAACCTACAACACCTGAAACTACACCGCCACCGACTACTGTAACCGAAACAGATAGAGGTAATGACAAATCTCCACAAGAACTTGCAGAAGAAGCAGCAAGGCGTGAGCAAGTAAATGCACGTAAAGCAGCGGCAAAGGAACTTGGCTACACAAAACAACAGGGTATAGGTGAAGCACTATTAAGTCTTACACCACTTGGTTTTATGGTTGGTAATCCAGAAGTTGGTACAGTCATGGCTGATGGCACAATTGCTGATGGTCAAGGAAATAGCTTTGATCCAATTACAGGTAAACAAGTAGGTTATTCTGGTGGTATTATCGGTAATATTGCAGGAGGTTTAGGTTTACGTGATACAGAAGCCGAAAAGTTTGGACTGCCTGAAGGTTCACCTATTCCTGAATCAAGTCTTGCTGGTCTTAAATCACAAATGGGTGAAAAGGGTATTCAAGCAGCACTTGCTGGTACAGATGCAGCATCAGTAGCTAAAAGCACGGAAGCAGGCTATCAATCACCAATAAGTAATGAAATGATTGATGCGGCTGTTAAAGCAGGACTTGGCACACGTGAAGAAATTGTTGCTAATATTGAAGCTACTCGTCCGGGTACAGCACGTGTTGCAACTACACTTGGGCAAACTGGTGTAACAAGTGCGGCTAAAGCTACTCCTGCTACTGTGTCAGAAGCGGCAAGTTCAATGTCGTTACAAGACAAACTAGATAGAATGGAAAAATTTGGGATAAGCTCTGATAAATTTAGAGAAAACGTACTTTCTGGTAAACTTAAAGAGGAAGATATGTCTACTTTTGAAAAAGAAGTAATGGCAGACTTTCGCGCATCATCAGGAACAAATACCCTTTCTGATTCTTTTGATCGTGTTCTTGATAGATATGATGTTGATGACATGGGATTTCCTGTGGAAAAACCAACAACTGACGAATTAACATTTAGGGATATTGAGCGTACAGTAGCGGGTGAAAAGGCGGCGCAAGCACGAACACTAGCTGAACAATCTCGTATGCAACAAGGTCAGCTTGGTGCAAAAACTACAGCAGAAGCGCAAGCAGAAGCAGGTAGAGCAAGAGAAACTAGAGGACAAACACGTACAGAATCTTTTGAATCACGTCAAGACTATAAAGATAACGTGTCATCATATGAAAGCCGTGGTTACAGTTCTTCTGCGGCACGTGAAGCTGGTGCTAACAAAACACGTGCTGATGATCAAGCAATGGCTCAAACAGGTGATTATAGTGGACGCACTTCTGCAGTTACAGACAGTAGTGGTAATGCAATTACAGACAGTAACGGTAATGCAGTTACAAATACTGCTCCATCAGATGACAGCGAGTCTAGTAGTGATGACAAAATAGTATGTACAGCAATGAATAATGCATATGGTTTTGGATCATTTCGTCAAACTGTTTGGTTACAACACAGTAAAAACATGGACCCTGCGTATCAAAAAGGATACCATCGTATTTTTAAACCACTTATTAAAGTTGCATATAAAGATGAAAAGTGGTATAATATTGCACTTCGTAAAACACTCGAAGGAATTGCTCGTAGACGTACTGCAGACATTTGGATGCAGAAACACGGCAAAAGACATTTTCTTGGCGCAATAGAACGAGCGATTCTTGAACCTATCTGTTATATTGTAGGAAAGATTAAATAATGGCTGAAACAGTAGAAGAACTAAAACAAGAAATTATTGACAGATATGCTGCATTGTCTAACGATGAAAAGGATGTTATCGGTAGCATGGTAGGCACACAAGAAATGCGTGTTCTTGGTAAAGTATTAGGACCAGAGCTACGTGGTATAGCAAATCTTAAAGATTTGAAAGTTGTTGGAAAACCAAAGAAACGTGGTCTAGCTACACGTTAAATAGCTAATATCTGGCTACCCATCCCCCCGACATGGCTACGGTGGCCCCAGAAGGAGAAAACAAAATGGCAGAAACTGCTACAATTATGGCTGAAGAAATGCAGCCGCAGACTAAAAAAGCATTTGTGAGTAAACCATACTCACAGCAAGAACGAATCAAAAAAGATGAAGAAGAGCTTGAACAACTTCTAAAACAGCAAAGAGGTGAAGCAGAAGAACCTGAATCACAAGAAGCTAATGCAGAAGATAATGAAGAGCCAGCAAACGCAGAAGAGAAAACTTTTAAAAAACGTTACTCTGATTTGCGCAGGCATCAACAAAAACAGTCTGAAGAGTTTAAGCAACAGCTTGCTGAACTTCGACAGCAACTAGATGCCGCAACAAAAAAAGAAATGAAACTGCCCAAGTCTGATGAAGACATTGAAGACTGGGCAAATAAATATCCAGATGTAGCAGCAATCATTGAAACAATTGCCAGCAAAAAGGCAAGAGAACAGGCTTCTTCACTAGAAGAACGCATGAAAATGATTGACGATATGCAATCATCTGCCGCAAAAGAAAAAGCTGAAGCAGAACTTATGCGGTTGCATCCTGACTTTGACGACATTCGTGACAGTGATGATTTTCACGAGTGGGCTGATGAACAGCCTAAATGGGTTCAGGAAGCATTGTACGAAAATGACAATGATGCTCGGTCAGCTGCAAGGGCTATTGATCTGTACAAAGCAGACAGAGGCATTAGCACTGATAAAAAGAAAACAAAGGCATCTAAAGGTGCGGCAGAAGCCGTATCAACTAAAGATTCAAGAAGTAAACCCCAAACCGATGAAGCATCTACTTATCTGAAAGAATCAGATGTACAGAAAATGTCTCCTCAACAATATGAGAAGCGTTCTGATGAAATTATGGATGCAATTCGCTCTGGTAAGTTTATTTATGACATTTCTGGCTCTGCCAGATAAAAAGTTGTTGACAAGTTTGTATTTATTAGTATAACTATAGTCAACAAAGGTGTAAGTAGGTTAGCTACCCGCTTACGCCATCTCGCAAACAGCACAGTCTTACGGATTACCTGAAGAACATGGCCCGTTGATTGGTAGGACGGCCATCTTACCAGAATACGCACCCATAGTGAATCAGCCTCCTGATTAGTCTCGTGAGTTTGCATCTGTGAAACGCTATAAATTAGGAGAAATATCATGGCTTTTACTACTGCAGCCGGGTATGGTAATCTTCCTAACGGTAATTTTTCACCCGTCATTTACAGCAAACAGGTGCAGCTTGCTTTCCGCAAGTCTGCTGTTGCTGAAGCAATTTCAAACTCCGATTACTTCGGTGAGATTGCCAACATGGGTGATTCCGTTAAGATTATCAAGGAACCCGAAATCACAGTTAAGGCTTACGCACGTGGTACAACCATCACGCCGCAAGACCTTGATGACGAAGACTTCAGCCTAACCATCGACAAAGCTAACTACTTTGCGTTCAAGGTTGATGACATTGAAGAGGCACATTCACACGTTAACTTCCAGTCTCTGGCAAGTGACCGTGCTGCATACCGCCTTGCTGATCAGTATGACCAAGACGTTCTTGGCTACTTGTCAGGTTACACACAGTCTGCACTACATGCAAATGCTGACACAGTTAACACTACCGTTAATGGTACAAAAGCTGTTTCAACCGCAGGTTCAGACGAACTGCTTGCCAGCATGAAGCTGGACGCAACTGACTTTGCTGGCACAGGTGTTGCTGGTCAGTCAATCTCAATCCTGCCACGTACAGGTGCTGGCGCACTTCCAACTGGTAACGGTGAAGCAAACCCACTTCAAGTGATTGCTCGTATGTCTCGTCTGCTCGACCAGCAGAATGTTGACACACAAGGCCGTTGGCTGGTAGTTGACCCAGTATTTATCGAAATCCTGAAAGATGAAGATTCACGTCTTCTGGATGCAGATTTCGGTGGTTCAGGTCTACAGAATGGTTTGGTTGTAAACAACCTGCACGGCTTCCGTGTATACGTTTCAAACAACTTGCCAAAAATCGGTACTGGTCCTGCGACGACTGGTGGCATGAACGCCTCTAACTTTGGCGTAATGGTTGGCGGTCACGATTCTGCTGTTGCAACTGCAGAGCAAATCAACAAGACCGAAACCTACCGTGACCCTGACAGCTTTGCTGACATTGTTCGTGGTATGCATTTGTATGGTCGCAAGATTCTTCGTCCTGAAGG